ACTAATCCTCTTGAACCCGGCGATACGGGAATAAGAGAACCCGGAACTAACTGAATATTGTCAGGATTAATTACGCCATCATCTTCAAAAGTATAGATGCCACTAATTGCCATCTGTGCATTCTGTAAAATTAATTCAACAGTCAGGTTAGTCGTCTTGATTGCTGCCATTGCGTTAAAGACTGGGCCTCGCCCATATACTTCACCTGATGCCTTATTCCACCTAAAGACAATGTAAGGATTGGAGGCGTTACCTCTTAATTCCCTTTCCTCAATCATTACTTTCTCTTTAGGAAGAACTACACAGTATCTCCATTTTTCTATATTGGGTTCATCATACAAGCGCATTATTCCTTCAACAACTATTGCCTTTGAATTGCTCTTTCTTGTCTTTTGAAGAAGATCAACAGGAATTAATCCTTTAGGATACATAACTTGTAAATCCTCATAATCGACATAGCGTGTTCTGAATATTTGATCGATTCTGCTATCAGGCCCACTATTCAAAGTTAGTCTTGGCAATGGTATTGCATTAAACTTTAATGGACTTACTGCATCTCCTTCTTCTACGAGAAGGCAACCCGTACCAATAGCCAAATCCATAAATGCTTCGTGAACTTCCGTATTGAAATTTGATGCTTGTAATACTTCAAAAACATAAGCAGTAATTTTATCCAGTTGTTCATTAATCATTGGCTTCTGTTCATCTGGTATTTCCGAACCAGCTTCAAAGTCAGCCCATCTTGCAAAGGTAGGTGTCATACCAGCTTGAAGTCGTGATGCAAATTCTTGTATCCCAACTACTGCTGTTTCATCAAATATCTTGTCCGTTCTTCTTGAACCCGGTGTTTCCTCAAAGAAAGATTCCCGTTGAGGCATGGTATATTCATATGCTTCCTCAAACTTATCTTTCCAATAATCCTTTATTCCCTCTGCCTTTTTGTACCTTTTTAGAAAGGTTCCAACTTTTGAATCATCATCACTAGCAGTCATTGGACTGATATCTACATTTTCATAAACCATTACGTAGTTATCCTTTTCGCTTTAATCGATTTTCCTTTTGCCACTAATAATCCTCTTCCTATATCATCAGAGCCACCACCACCTTTAGTAATTGCTGCTGTTTTTTTAAATCTTGTTTCATCAGTGATTCTTGTCTTGTCACCAGTTCTTGTATAATTAATACTTGCATCTTGTACTTCTTTAGGAGAATCATCAATTTTTGCTTCTTTTCTAGTTCCATTAACAGATGTTGTTCCAGCCATATTGCTATAAAATTTATTTAAATATTGATCATATCCCTTTTGACCCATCATGCCATAGGATGTCATTGCTCCCAGTCGCAATAGACTTGATGCTGGCATTGGAACTGCGAATGATAATGCTGCCAAAGTCAGTGCTTTTATTTTTTGCTGTCTTTTGTGCATTGGCTGTGAGATGGCAGTAGATGTCATGATTCCCGTTGGATCACCTGATCCCATTGCAGAACCAGACTTACCATACTTAAGTTCTTTGGATTTTGTATCACCTCCTGTTGATCTGCTAATGCTTGGATCACCAGCAGCATATAATCTTTCTCCTTCTGCCTTACCAATTCGTATAAAATTTCCGCCCTCTTTTCTAAAATAACTTCCTACTTTTACTTTTCCAGTTTTAACTAAATAATCATCAGTAGCTTTTGATGCCTCTTGTCCAAACATTGAACCAGCCTTCTTTATTTCCTTTGCTACATATTCTGTTCCTTTTTTAACTTGTACTGATCGTACTCTTGCTGCTCCTTTGTTTGATCGTCTACCCGGACTTCCACCTCCGTGACCACGACTTCCACCAGATGATGATGTACCTTTTTTACCACCCATTATATTTCATCTCCTTCATAGAAGAATCCACCACCACCAGCTTTGGAGAAAAGGGATCGAGTGCCAACCATTCCTTGTGTCTTACGCCACTTCTTTTCCTTGTCTTTTTCGGCTTTTGCTTTCTTTGCAGCTTCTTCCTCCAGTCGCCTTTCTTCCATCTGTTTTTCTAGTTCTATATCACGAGGAGGGGTTTTTGGTTTAAATATTCCCATAATTATAGCTTTATCTCATTAAATCCCTTTCTTTTCAACGCACAAAATAACTGGTGGGGTGTAAAGATAAAAAAATGGTTTAATCCCAACAATCTCTGAACATAAGAGGTACAACTATGTTCCTTTATCCATGATCCAAAGATGTTTGGCAAGGGTGGTTTTTCTGTTTCTTTTACTGGTACTTTGATGATTTTTCCGTTAGTATTTTTAATGAATTGGAACAATGATTCAATATCCTTTTTTGTCAGGAGTTCCACCATGAGCTTCCCATAAACATATTCTTGCAGCATCCAAGTATCCATTTCACTGAAGTATCCTATTACACCACAGTGCTTAAAGTTCTTCTTGAAGAATCCCAAAGACCAATGATGATCTTTCGCTTCATAAAAATATACTAACCATTCCTTCTGAGGAAATCCCATGTGCTTTTAATTTTCTTTGGTTTAAATACTTCCCAGCCTTTTGTTGCAACATAAGGTTTCTTATTTGATTTTCCAGCGATCAGGCTTTTCCCTTCACCAGCTCCCATCATTAAATATTGCAGTGCATCGTGAACATGGGAATATCTGTTCTTGTATGGTCTATCATCATAACGATCACCCGTCACTTGTATCCTTCTGTAATGGTATCCACCATTGAATCCCTTCTTGAGATTGATGCAACTCTTGTCAACAAGGAATCCCACTTCCCCGTCTATCAGTCTGTTGACTGCAGTTTCAACTGCTTCAATCCGTAAAGCAACATCATTGCTAGGAGCTGGTTTGGCAATTATGCCATTTTGTCGCATCACCTGAAAAGGTGTGCGTTCATCCGTTTGCGCACGGAAATCACCAGAAGGATCACCCCATATATCCAAATCCAATCCCTTAAACTTCTTCGCTATTTCAGCCCTTAACAGTTCACTGAATCTTGTAACCCCCATGTCAAAGCAAACAAGTTCATGAACAATAATCCACTTACCCATAGGAAGTCTTTGTCCGAATACTGCTGCTGGAGTTAGTCCAAAGTCAATGCCTATAAAGACTGGCACTTCGGCTATCGGTATTGTTTCCCGTGAAATGTGAAGTTCTTCCTTGAAACCAGAATAGACTGGTTTCCCTTCTTCCAATGAACCTAGCCTATTCATTACATAAACATCAATCCAGCTTTTTGTTTTTCCCTTTATAATATTGTTATAATAGTTTTCCGTCAGGTTTTTTTTGTTTTCTGCTAGGGAATTGGATACATACCCCTCTAATCTCTTATTGTTTACTTTTTCAGTCATGCCTGATGGTTGGGTAAAGAAACTCCAGTTGTCAGGCTTCACCAACATCAGTGCTTCATCTCTTGAGATGTGATCTGGAACAGGAACATCACCAGCCATTACAGCCCACCAATGATCTTCTTCAGGAGCATTGGTATCGCAGATTACTCCGTACCACGATGCTCCCCCATCTCTCATGCTCGGATACCTTCCCACTCTCATAGTACAAGCATCAATAATGCTTTTCGGCAATTCCCTTGCCTCATTGATCCATACTCCCGTCAGTTCCAATGACAGAAGTTTCTTGACATCTTCTGGTCTGTCCAGAGCAAGAAAGATAACTTCCAAGTCTATCTCCCCTTTTCTTATCCTATGCGTATAGGGAACGCTCCAAGCGAAATGACCGAAGTCATTCTCTGGAAACCAGTCAAGCCAAGTCTTGATTGTCGTGGTTCTTAACTGTGGATTCGTATTGCGAATGACAGCCCATCTTGATTTTCTAAATCCATCTTTCGACTTTTCTTGAGCCAAAGCTCTCCTGAATACTTCCACGCAACAAGCAACGGATTTTCCTGATCCGACTGGGCCTCTCAGTCCTCGAAAGAAGTGATCTGACTTCATAAATTCCTTGAGGACAACCCCAGCCGGTTTATAGACAAACTCCGTCATGATCCACAAGTGCTTAAGAGTATAAGCACTAATAATATGATAACTGCTATTTGAAACATTATTTGATTTGCTCGATATATTTTTTAATCAAGTCCTCTGCCACTTTCGGCCCAAGAGCCTCAATCAGCTTATCAGCTTCCTTGTCAGTTATAAGGTATTTTGGATAGTTCTTGAAGTGAATCTTCTTAACGATCTTGCGAAGTCTTTGGCGATCCTGAAAGGTTATGTCGAAATGGGCGTTTTTGGAATTGGGCTTTTTTGTGTCCAGTTCCCCAGCCACCGTTCCGAATTTTTCTTTTAGGAAATCCAGCTCCTTTTTCTTCTTCTCTTGTTTCGACAATGGTAGGTCTTTTAATGTCATTCAGGTATATCCTATATAGTTCCCAGTCCATTACCACCATAGGCGATTTATTGTTTCTTTTCAAGATTAAGAGATCGGCTTTTCCTTTCCAATCCTCAAGCTGCT